AGGCGAAATGTTGCTCCCGGTGATTGGCGCTTTTGTTGATTTTGCCGGATATATTGTTCAAAACAAAAAATTATTAAAAGATATTGCAATCGTTGTTGGAATTGCGACCGGGGCGTTTTTAGTATTTAAAGGAATTATGCTAGCTTCAGCCATGGCGACTTCAGGAATGACAATCGCTCAATATGGACTGAATTTAGCTATGTCCTTAAATCCGATCGGTTTAATCGTCACGGGAATAGCTTTATTGATCGCCGGTATTGTTTTAGCAATTAGGCATTTTGATACATGGGGCGAAAGTATTTTAAGAATGATTCCAAGCGTTGGAATTTTAATCGACATGATTCAAAGTTTCAAAAACAATTGGGAATCGATCAAAAACGCGTTTTCGTCAGAAGGGATTTTGGGCGGTCTTAAACGGATCGGCGCTTCAATTGTCGATTTCATGTTAAAACCGTTAGAAAAATTTATCAATTTGATCGCTAAAATTCCGGGAATGGGATTTTTGAAAACTCAAAACGATAAATTAATGAAGCAAGTTCGAGAAAAACTCGGAATTGTTACGCCTATTGAACCGAAAAAAGAAACGGTAAAGCAAAAGGAAACGAAGAAAACAACAATCGAAGCAAACAAACGAACGGCCGACGGAATGTATAAATTGACCGGGGGCGCTGACAAAAAATCGAAACTTTCGACGAAGGCTTCAAATTTAAAATCCGGAGTTTCAGAAATTCAGGCCGGAGCGCCGAAAACGTTTAATATCAACATCGGATCGTTAATCAAAGAACAGAAATTCGAAACGGTTAAAAATATGGACGAAATGAAAATAATCATTAAAAACGAAGTTTCGCGCTTATTATTAGGTGTAGTGAACGACGTTCAAACAACATAAAAAAAATGATCGGAAAATATTCTATAAAAGGAGCCGGATTTGAAGTTTTAAAAACGAAACTTTTTAAAGTCGATATTCCGTCCCCGGATTTAAAGGATCGAACGTCGTATCTAGGTACGCCGGTTTATTCGAATTTAGAAATAAAACCTTTTAATTATGAAACGTTGGAAGGTGAGCAAATTTCGATTTTAAACGGCATAACTATTGACACGGTGTTAATTTCCATTTCCCAAACGAAAAATATCGTCACAACGCCAATTCAAGGCCGAAACGGAACAGTGAAAGAATACGTTTCGGACGGTGACTATCAAATCAGTATTGAAGGCGCTATCGTATCGCCAACGAACAACTATCCTGAATCTGAAGTGGCCGAATTGATCCAAATTTGCAAAGCGCCGATTTCTATTCCGGCCGATTCAATCGTTTCGGAATTTTTGTCGTTGTTCGGGATTCATTCATTTGTAATTGAAAGTTTTGATTTTCCACAAGTCGAAGGCGTTCGAAATATGCAACGATTTAATATTTCGGCAATTTCTGACGATCCTATCGAACTACAAAAAGACGAATTTTAATGAAAAGACTATTTTCGAAAATAACGATTACAAGCAAGGCGACGAATGAAGAAATTATAATCGATTTCGTGAACGATATTTCGATCAAATCGACATGGAAGGAATTCGTCGATACTTGCGAAATAAAGTTTCCTAAAAAAATAACGAAGGCCGGAACGCCGATCGTTATCGGTTTAAATTCGATTTTTAAGCGTGGCGATAAAATCAAAATTGAATTAGGATATTATCCGAAATTAGAAACGTATTTCAACGGCTATATTTCAGCAATTGAAACGGGATCACCTTTGACGTTGAAATGTGAAAACGAAATGTTTCTTTTAAAACAATCGACATTGACGAAATCGTTCAAAAGTATCAATTTGAACGTGTTGATTCCTGAAATCGTTTCGGAATTTAAAAGCGAGGTCGTGGACGCTGAGTTAGGATCGTTAAGACTAACGAAAGTAACGCCTTTGCAAGTTTTAGAAGAAATAAAAAAAACGTATTCGATCGAAGCATTTTTTAAGGATTCAATTTTGTATTGTGGTTTAATCTATGTCCCAAAATTAACAAAAGTTTTTAATATTACATTTGAACAAAATATAATCGATAACGCGTTGGATTGGCAAAACGAAGACGATATAAAGATCAAATTAAAGGCTATTTCAATGAAGCCGGATAATTCGAAAATTGAAATCGAGGTCGGCGATCCTGACGGCGAAACACGAACGGCGCACTATTACAATTTAAACGAACAACAACTGAAGGACATCGCAACGCGTGAAATCGGAAAATTCAGGTTCACGGGTTTTCGTGGTGGCTTTACTACGTTCGGAAATCAAAAAATTTCACACGGCGATATTATAAATTTAAGATCCGAAAAATTCCCGGAACAAAACGGCCATTATTTCGTTGACGGCGTGACGACTAATTTCGGGATGAATGGATTTCGTCAGATTGTCGAATTAGGCCGAAAAGCGATCGTCGGGACAGATTATCAAACCGGAACGGAAACAAGTTTTTAAACATGGAACAATCAAAAAAAAATATTGGCGAATTGCTTCGAATGATCACAAACGATCAAACGACTGAAATTTATTCGATAATATGCGAAGTAACCGAATTAAACGAAACAGAAAGGACGGTCGATGTTGCGCCGTTAAATGGTGACGCGGAAATTTTCGGCGTTCGATTACAATCGGCAATCAGTTTAAATAATGGCTTCGTAATTTTTCCGAAAATTGGATCGGTTGTGATTGTTACGTTTTTGAATAAATTAACGGGGTACGTTTCGACATTTTCGGAAATCGATAAAATTTACATTGATTCAGAAAACGAAATTATTTTTAACGACGGATCAAACGACGGAATCGTGAAAGTTTCGCCTTTAGTAAATAAATTGAACACGATTGAAAACAATATAAATCAACTTAAAAGTTTATTTTCGGCGTGGGTTCCGGTACCGTCAGACGGTGGCGCTTCGTTGAAAACTTTCGTTTCGGCGTGGTCTTCGGCTCAAATTTCACCCACCCAACAAACTGAAATCGAAAACGATAAAATAAAACATTAATTCAATGGCTATTTATAAAGATATTATAACTGATTCGACAAACGATTTAATTATCGAAAACGGCGATTTTAAATTGAATGAATCCGATTCGCAACACGTAGAACACATTATCACGGCCGACAAAGGTCAGTTCAGACAATGGCCTTTGATTGGCGTCGGAATTAATCGTTTGATCAATGGATCAATAAATCCACAATCTTTGAAGCAAGTTATTAAATTGAATTTAGAATCCGATAATTACAACGTCAGATTGATTGAAGTTGATTCAATCGACAAATTATCGATAAACGTTGACGCTCAAAGGAAAAATTATTAAGATATGGCAAAATACACAATTTCAAGCGGTCAGGATATTTTTGATATATCGATCCAAAATTTCGGCGACATTGAAACGGGACTTTTCAAAATGTTGACCGACAACGATTTGACATTGAATTCATTAACTATAAATCGTGAATTTATTTCAGGCCGTGAAATAACTTTAAACAATGAAAACAAAGGTATCACAAAAACGAAAGATTACTTTAAACAACGTAGCTTTACGGTTAACAATGCCGATCGAGAATATATCAATTTAAATTTAGGCGATTTCGGTTCAGATTTTAACTTCGATTTTAATTAATATGACACGCGAACAAATAGAAACATTAATAACTGATAATATTACGACGAATTCAAACGGCGAAATTACGGCGGTTAAAGTCAAAACAATATTAGACGGAATCGCGACATATTATCGACATATAAACGACGAAATCACTATTTCACAAGTAACGGCCTTAGTTGAATCATTGGCCGGAAAACAAGCGACGTTGAATTCGACAAACATTAAAACGATTATCGATTCTTTAGTCGAAATGACTACACCAATAAACGCCGATACTATTATCGTGACGGATTCGGCCGGGACAACGGCGAAAAAATTATCGTGGACGAATATTAAGGCGTTTTTAAAGACTTACTTCGACACGCTTTATCAAAATATTTTTGTTTCAGTTGTTACATATACGGCAAGTTCGACACTAGCTTTGACGGATGCCGGAAAATTTGTGATCATGAACGTAGGAAGCGCCAACGATTTAACTGTTCCGCCGAATGCTGATGTTTCATTTTCAATCGGAACGCAAATAAACGTCGTGCAAAATGGCGCCGGAAAAACAAGAATCAAACCGGGCGTTGGTGTTACTTTAAATTCTGACGGGGCAAAAACTTATATCAATTCTCAATATAGCGGATGCACATTGATAAAAATAGACACGAATACATGGTCATTAATCGGTAATTTAGCAACATCATGATAAACGTTGGGACTTTCGCTTCGAGTGGTGGCGGTGTTGGTTACGACTCAGACGCACAAGCATTTTTCACGGCAAATTCAACATTGACTGATTTAACGATTAAAGGTGCTATTAATCAGTTATATTTAGATTGGAAGTCTTACGGAGTATTCACCACAATTAAAGATTGTAAACTGTTAATGTTAGGCGATTCAACAAAAACGGCTATTTGCAAATGTATTTCGGTTAGTTGTGTAAGTACCAGAATCATAACCAGCAGTATCTCCTACACGTCTTACCCAAATATTTAAAGCGTTTTGTGCTGGGAACGTTTCAGAACCAGCATTATAATAATCTTTTGCATTACTACTTTGTGAGTAAATACCTATATGGTTATTATTAGCAGTTAATCCTCCATTTGTAATTGGTTTAAAATTTGTATCACAATATGCACTTGTACCGTTTGGAGTCGCACCAGTTGAGCCAAAAGTCCAACCACTAGAATAAGTATTTGTAAATTATAAAGGAGTTATTAAAG